CAAGGGGAGGGTAGGACAACCCAATAAATTTGCGTCATAAGAATAATATTGGTAACATAAAAATACTATGAAAATAGACAAGGCTTATTGGCATACAAATGGTGACCGAATAACTTTCTCGGTGCCACTGACCAAGATAGATGAGGCCCGCAGAACCGTGGCCGGATTTGCCACGCTGGACAATATTGACCAGCACGGAGACGTGATAACAGCAGAATGTGCGACCGAGGCTTTTATGAAGTTTCGGGGAAATCTTCGTGAAATGCACCAGCCGATTGCTGTAGGAAAGGTTCTGTCATTCTCACAGGAGCCATATTATGATGGCGAAACTGAACAGTTCTACAATGGAATATATGTCACTGCGTACATATCCGAAGGGGCTCAAGACACCTGGACAAAGGTGATCGACGGAACTCTCACTGGTTTCAGTGTGGGTGGAGCCGTTGCCGAAGATGGGGCCGAGGTAATATTCGATCCCAAGGTGCAGAAGACGATTCGTATTGTCAATAAAATGAATCTGTTTGAACTCAGTTTGGTAGACAATCCGGCGAACCAACTTGCTAATATTTTGACTTTGCAAAAGGTTGATGGAAATATTATTGCAAGTGGGCTCGCCGTTGATGTTTCTACCGAGAACATTCTGTGGTGTCCAAATTGCAAATATGCAAAGACAGATGCAGCAGAAAGTATATCGTGCATCCACTGCGACCAGCAGATGGAGAATATCGGCTGGCTTGAGCCAGGCCCGGGCACGGTAGAAAAGGTTAAGTTGGCTGTTGCAGAGAAAATAGGACAACTTAAGGACTCTTCTGGTGAGTTACCAGAAATCGAAGGAGGTGCAGATATGTCAGAAGAGATTACAAAAGATGCGGCTGTTGACGAGGTCGTAGAGGTTGATGAGACCAACGTGGCTGTCGAAGAGGCGGTTGCAGAAGAGGAAGTAGAAAAGGCTCTAGACAGTGAGGAAGTTGCTGAGCCGCAGTCCGAAATCGCAAAGGCTCTTGAGGATATAAGGTCCTTCGTTTCTAGCGAACTCACCAGTGTTAGTGAGACTGTGACAAAGAGTGCGGCGGAAGCCGTTCGTGAGAGTGTTGCGGAACTCAGGGAGTCCTTTGAAACTTACAAGACTTCCCTCACCGACGAATTTAACAAGTTGCGTGAGGAACTTGGCGGTCTGAACGAGACAACTGAGGGCGTTGCAAAGCGTCTTGAGAGTGTTGAGAAGATGACTGCTACAAAGAAGTCCGGTGACCTTGGCGGGGAGCCGGAGATCAAGAAGAGTGTATGGAGTGGCACGTTCCTCGGTGTCGATACACTAGTGTAAATTGCTAGTATAAACTTATAAAAGGTGGTGAAATATATAAAATGAGTGACGAACTTCTAGAGAAGGTCATTCGCACAACTGAAGTCAGTGGTGGGTCCGGTGGTCTTTTGAACGCCGAACAGTCTAACCGCTTCATCGACTACATGTGGGACAGCACCGCTCTTGTTAAGACCGCTCGTGAGATTCGCATGCGCGCTGACACGGTTGACATTGACAAGGTAGGTGTGGGCACAAAGTTGGTGCGTCTCGCAACCGAAGCAGTTGACGATGGTGTCAACGCTGGCGCTACCTTCACAAAGGTTTCCATCACGACGAAGAAACTGCGTCTAGACTGGGAAATCTCGACAGAGTCTCTTGAGGACAACATCGAGGGTAACGGTCTTGAGGACCATCTTGCTCGTCTGATGGCTACACAGGCTGGTAACGACATTGAGGATCTTGCTATTAACGGTGACACAACGCTTACCGGAGACGCCTTGTACAAGGCGTTCGATGGTTGGAAGAAGATTGCATTGAACGGAGCCCATGTGGTGTCCGGAGCGGGCGCTGCGCCCACGAAGGCAACATGGAATGCTGCTATCAAGGCACTTCCGCGTAAGTACAAGTCTCGTCGTCCGGAACTGCGTTTCTACGCTGGTTCAGGTCTGGTTCAGGAGTGGATTTATGCACTTACGAACTTTGATGCTTCATCCTCTGGATTCCCGGAGAACTTCGCGGATGGCGTATTCCGTGGCAACCCTGCTGTAGCAGGAGCCGCTGGTGGTGTGTATCCGTATGCATTCGGAATTCCGATTGTTGAGGTACCTGCGTTCAAGGAAGATCTTGCTGGAACTTACTCCGGTGCAACTGGAAATCACGGATATGTCGAGTTGACATTCCCCAACAACCGTATTGTTGGTGTAAAGCGTGACATTCAGGTATACCGTCAGTTCTCCCAGAAGAAGGACTCCATCGAGTACACCGTCTACACAAGAGTTGGTGTGAACGTAGAGAATCTTGACGCTTACGTAATTGTCAAGGATGTAAAGATCGCATAATTAAATATGCAAACGATATTGGGGCAGATATTATCTGCCCCATTATCATTACATGGTATAATTTTCTTATACTAAGGAGGTATTGATGTCTTTTGACTCAATGAAAGTAAGTGAACTGCGCGAGGTCGCAGGAAACTTTGGTGTTGATCTTGAAGGTGTTGTTGGAAAGTCCGCCATTCTTACCCGGCTGGGAGAAGAGGGAATCACGTATGAGATGTACGAGGCTTTCAACAAGGCAGAATCGGTAGACCCGAAAGAGGCGGGATTCGAAGTTGACGCAGGAAAGCGTTTTGCCAAGGGTGGTCCGCCCACTCGTCACGATTTGATGCTGGTCAAGATGGAACGCAACAATTTTACGTATGAAGCGAACGGCTATATTTTCACCAAGGAGCATCCTTTTATGGCAATGACCGAAGAGGAAGCCCAGCACATATTCGACTATGAAGAGGGCTTCCGCCCAGCCACTCCCAACGAGGTCAAGGAGTACTACTCCTAATTTGGTTTTTTACTGCATTGTTGATAGGATATTCGTATGACTGAAATTACTTTTAACAGTATTGAGGACTATGAGGCATTTCTAAGAGAATACGAGTCCCTCCCTAAGTCTGAACGTGGAGAGATTCACATCGAAGAGAGAGTCGTTCTGGAGAAATTCGACGGAGACGTAAATGATGCATCTCCGGTAGAAGTCATAGAAATAGTAAACGATATTGTCAATGGTGAAATAATCAATTCAGAACGCAGGGAGGTTAAAAATGGGTCTAACTAATGCCTATCGTGACTTCATCTGTCAGGTTTCTACAAGTTCACCGAGTGCCCCGACACTGTTCAATGCTGCAAATGCTTATGTAGGAGTTGGGAGTAGTAGTGCAACGTTTTCTGCTACACATACTCAACTTCTAGGACAAATGGTTACAGGTGGTCGTCGTGGTATGGAACAAAACTATCCTACGGCGTCAGGAAACACAATGACTTTTAGGGCTTTGTTCACCACGGGAGATGCCAACGATCAACCTTGGTGGGAGTGGGGAGTCTTCAATGCTGCTACGAACGGCACCATGATGAACAGAAAAGCAGAGACATCGTCTCTGGGTACTAAGACATCTGCACAGAGTTGGCAGATGACGGTGACATTGACGGTGACGGTTGCATGACGCTTGATGCTCATAAGAACTTTGCTATCAGCACAGTGACGACTGCACCGAGTCCGGCCAGTAGTGGAACATCACTGTCTGTCTATAGCGGTGATGGAGCGGCATTTCCGGCTGCTCCGTTCAACGCTGTGGTATGGCCTGCTGGTGCTCAACCACGAGCCAGCAACGCAGAGATTGTCAGAGTGACGGTGAAATCAACAGATACTTTCACAATCACAAGATCACAAGAAGGCACAAGCGCAAGGTCAATAGTTGTCGGTGACCAGATTGCGGCTACAATAACAGCCAAAACGCTTACCGATACAGAAGTCATCATATGTACAACCGCAGCCCGGCCCGGAAGTCCTTGGACGGGACAACAGATTTACGATACAACAATAGGAAGACCGGCGTGGTGGAACGGTGCGAACTGGATAAACGCCGCAGGAACTACAGTTTAATAATTTATAAAAAAGGAGAAAACAATATATGTTAGAAACATCAGGACTGCGAGACGCTATGGCTACGGCACTAGATATGAGTCGCGCACTTCCATCTGACGCCGGGCTCAAGGGTTATGGTGTTGCAGAACTTCGTGATGCAAGTACCAATGAAATCAAGTTGTACATGCCGTTCGCCAACCTTATTACCACTGCCGGTGACGAGTATTATGCAAAGCAGGCGGGTAGAACACAGCCGACAAACGGCGGTGGCGGAACGCTCTGTACAGGAATGAGACTTGGTACGAGCAACACTGCTGCTGCGAAGTCTAGCACGGGATCTGCACTCGTTGCAGAT